ATATATAGACCAACATACAACATATTTGTAATATAGGGCCATTGATACAATGGTATTCTGAGAAAACAAAAGAAAGGCGTACGACTGGCAGAAACCCCCAAGGGATATGTTATTGGGGCTATCAAGAAGAAAACTAAAAAAATAATTAAAGTCTTATTACTAAAAACAACGTAACAGATTATTTTCTAAATTTAGGGCTATAAATTTCAAAATGAGTGCTTATGAAAAAAATATTAGGCAGCACATCATTATGTGTTATGTTATTTATGATCTCCTGTTCTACTATTATTACATCACGTTCTGATGAAATGGAATTGCCAGCTGAAGGCCTTCTTGAAACAAACATTTTATCTGAGGATACCTATAATAACTTCTTAAAATCTCTAGAAGGATTCGTTACTCGTGATACAAAGGTTTACAATTATCCTGATTATTTCGGTGGATGTTTTACAAACGACAACGGGATTTGTGTCTTTCAAATCGTTTCCAGCCTAAATAATACGGAAATCATAAACGAGTTGAGAAAGAGAACCAAAAGCAATAACTTCTCTATTCAAGAATGCGAGTATTCATATTCAGAACTCAATGCACTTCTTTTTGATATTAAAGAAAAACTATTCGACAAGAGCTTCTATGAAACAAAAGAAAAGTTAAAATGGTATGGATGCTATTTAGATACTGAAAGCAATAGGATTGTTGTAAGGTTAGGTGAATGTACAGACGAATACATTGCAAAATTTAAAAATATTGTTTCCAACTCCCCTATGATTAAATTTATAGAAGGAGGGAAAAATATTATCACTATCCCTTCGAAAAAGAAATAATGCCTCCGTTACTTCCCGATGAAGCGACTAAGGCACAAGAAACATGATAGATTTTATGTAGAAGAACATGGGGTTGGTTCTGGAAGGACTATTAGGGATAAATGATACATGGTACAAAAGGAGATTTGGTGAAATTACTGATTTTAATGAAGCTAATAATACTGGATATATGTTTGTCGATAAAACCCAATCATTGGATAATAAACCCAATACATCAAGTAATTATGGATTCTTGGAAACGATTGCTATTAATGAGGTCACCATCAAGCAAACTTTTGTAGATTTTCAGAGCAGATTTTTTATTCGAATATGTAATAATGGAACTTGGACTGATTGGAAACAAATACAAACAACATAGTATTAAAAATAAGTCATATTTTAATGAGATAAAACGGATGGGTGCCGGTCCACACCCGTCCGCTCCTCATGTTACCAAAGAATTATAGTATTTCTATATCTTCAGCATCATCCAGATTCTCATCAACTATATTCATGGATAAAGACAGGTCAACCCCAGTAGTATCCAAAAACAAAGCACTTACACGAAATGAAGCTGTGTTTGTCTTACTCCGAACGAAGAGATGATCATTTTTTCGTTTGAACTCTATTTCAGAAATCATACTACCGTTGACTTTCCTTATGATATAGGAGTTACCAGTCTTACTATTAATAAAGAACAGACCTGTAGAACCACCCCAATATACATACAATATCATACCGATATAGGCGTTAGATGAACCCGTTAGGCGAACAACACATACTTCTTGAACGGAGTCTTTATTGCAAACCAATATAGGAGAAAGAACGCCTTTTCTCAAGAGCCCTTTACTTCCTAAATTGGCAATCGGCATTAGTTCTTCCAGTTTTCCTGCCTGCTCTATATAATCATCCAGCTTGTCGGTAACACGCTCACCGTAACCTCCCTTACCGGAAGATTTCATGATATCCCATAACCATACGTCCGACCGTAGAGCCTTCATCTGTTCGGGGGTCAGATTCCACAAGGAATCGGTGCCGGAGAAATCCTGCATGCCGGTAGCTTTTCTTGCGTGTTCCAGCATTTCATCCGTCCATTTCAGATAATGCTGCCAGCTGCCGTGGCTCTTATGATATCCGGCTTGCTCCTTTGCTATTTGCAGATAGTTTTTATTGACTTCCTCCTGATACTTTACAGCTTCCCTGTAAGATTCAACCGATTTCATTCCCTTGCTTGCCTTCATCTCGTCAGTCAGATCCTCGATGGCCGTTTGCAAAGTTCCATTCCTGTCCGTCAGCCTGTCTATCGTTTCCTGTACTTCCTTGGCGTTTCCACCTATTCCAAACAAGGAGTTGAAGCCTCCGAATGAGATTGCGTTCAGGATGTTTCCTATGCCGTTCCTCAATGACTTGCCGATTGTGACAAACAAATCCCCTGACAAGACATCACCGATAATTCCACTGACAGCGTTCAGAACAGCATCAAGCAGACCACCGACAAGATCACTTAATCCGTCTTTGAGTACGTCAATGATGGACAGAATCCATCCGACAATGGGGACCTCCTTAAGAGATTCTGACGTTTTTCCTATGACATCCTTGAATCCGTTCACGGTTTTGATAATTCCGCTATATGCGTTATACAATCCACCGGATGAAATCTGCTGCAAGCCTCCCAACAAATTTTCCATGCTTGCTTTCAGTCTGGTGGCGGTATCAGTCACATTACGCTGGGCCTGATTGGCGATATCAGTCTGTGTCTTCACATTGGCGGATGCAATGTCAGCATTCTGCCGTGCTGTTTCAAGAGCGTTTGCTGCGGCTTGTTTCTCACTTTCCGTTCCGCCCTTCTGCGCTTTGGTGTAATCATCCTGTGATTTCTTTAGTCTTTCCAAAGCAGCTGTTTCAATCCCTATGGCACTGATACGATTCTGTTCTGCTATTTGATAGGCTTTTACATCCTCTCCAAGTTTCTTGAAGTTGACTCCACTTGTACCACCCAAAGACTTTTCCATCTGGCTGATGGCGTCAATCAATGATTTCTGGCTTGCCTGATCGGAGTTCTTGAACTTGTCAGTCCGTACATATTTTTTCGCTTCGTCCAAGGCGGGCTTTATCATGTCGGAAAACATGGAACCAAACTCACCGAACACAGTAACCCAATCTATATTGGCTTTTATGGCTTCTGTTTCCTTGTTCTGTATGGCAACATCACGTTGTTTCTCCAGTAACTTTACTTGTGCACTATTAACACCGTTTTCTTCCTGTGCTTTCCTTATTTTTTCCGCATACTCTTGGGCGATAGCCAATTTCTGCTGCTGGAACGTGCCATATTCTTTCAAGTAGTCGTTCAAAGCCTGTTGTTCGGCTTTCAGCTGTCCTTCAGTTACATCGGAAATATCTTTATCTCTCATACTTTCGGCATTGGTATAAGCTTCTGAAATTTTCTGTGCCTGCTTGTCGGTCAGCTTACCGTTACCGGCTTTGCTCCATTCTTCCTCCTGTTTTCTTATCGCATCAATCTGTTTCTGATAATCAAGGTCAATCTGTTTCAACTTCTTTTCCGTGCCTTCTCTCATCAGGTTGATTTCATCCTGTTGGTTCTGACGGTGAAGTGAAAGAAGTTGTTCGTCCAGCTTTTCCTGATTTTCTTTTTGCTTTTTTGCTAGATTTTCCTGTCTGGTCAGTGCGCTTCCGGTTACTCCGCCCAGCTCCTTGTATGTCTTTTCGGATGCCTCCATCTTATCTTTGGCTTCTTTCACCTGTTTCGATGTAGCCGTCTGATCTTTGATTAAGGCCTCGTACCCTTTTTTCGCTTTCTCCCATTCGACTTTAGCATTTGCCAAATCCTCTTGATATGTAGTTTCTTGTGTTTCCTGTCTGTTCTCAACTTCCAATTGGGTATTGATTTCTGACAAGACATCTTTTCTTGCGTTTGCCAATTCATTCTTCAGGTCTTCGATACGCTGTGCCTGAACCTTCATTTCGGAACGGTTGTTCTCTTTCCTTGCCAGATTATAAGCCCATTCTGCACTTTTTATTTGTTGTTCCAAAGATTCGACTATAGCCTGTTTTGACTGTGTTCTGGATTTTGAAACCTCTTCATTATATGCCTTCCAAAACCCAGTCAAGTCATGTATATGACCTTTCTCATCGACATACTTCTTAAAGAGTACAGGATATAGTTTCTCAATGTCTTTTAAGGCTTTAAGTTTAGTGGTCTCGGCTTCCACCTCGCTATTAATGGTGCTAACAAGACCTTCCAAAGTACGTTTCCGATCTTCTTCGTCCGTGTCGAGTTTTTCTATTTTCTTGTTGTACGAGTCCAAAGCACGTTCAGCAGATGTTGTGCTGTCGGATAATGCCCACATGGCAGCTCCAAGCCCTACAACTGCCGTTGCCAATAACACATACGGATTAGTAAGCATGACAGCGTTCAACGCTTTTTGTGCTGTTGTCTGCAAGACCAGCCATCCGTAGTGGGCACGTTCCGCTACAGTCAGGGCCGCTATGCCGGAGGTTTGAAGCGACTGAATGGCTGTTACGACCATGACTGCAACCCTGTATGAACCGTATGTAGCAACAAGTCCGGTCAATAACCGACCTACCTTCTCATAGTTCTCCACCAGATAAGACATGCCGGACAAGGTCTTGTTGATGACACCCTCGTTTTGTTTTCCGATTTTATTGAACATGGTGTCAATTGCATCTTCGATATTGCTTATTTGTCCGGTAATGGTTTTGGATTGTGCTTCCATCAGACCGCCGAATTTGCAGCCTTCATTGGTCATGGATTCAATGGCCTTCTGCACTTCGGGGAATCCTACTTTTCCTGCTGTCACAAGTTCGCTTACCTTGTCTTTGGTTACTCCGAATTGTTTGGCAAGTTCATCGGCCAATGGAATTCCACGTCCCATAAACTGACGTAGGTCCTGTGTGAAGAGCCTTCCTTGTGTCATGGTGGTACCATACAGCCAGACCAGATCGTTCAAAGGGATGGATAGTCCTGCCGCGATATCCCCAAGCCGGACAAGCGTATCATTCACATCTTTAGCCTCCGTACCATAGGCTAACAGTTGTTTCGCACCATTGGCTACATCCTGAAGGTTAAATGGAGTGATGGCGGCGGTACGTACCAGTTGGGACATTAGTGTGTCCGCCTGTCCCTTGTTTCCAAGCATTGTCTGGAATGCCACTTCAAGCTGCTGGAACTCGCCACGTACACGAGCTATGTCACTGATGAGCTGCTGCGCTCCAAGACTGATTCCGAAAGTGGCTGCGGCCGTGGTCAGTCTTCCGAATATCTTCTCAATACTCAGCCCGCTTTCTTCAATTTGTCTTGATGTGTTGCGTACTCCGTTGCGTGCTTCCTCTAGCTTGCGTAAAAAGTTGGAGTTATCCCCAGTTATATCAAAATGCAATCCAGCCATAGTCTTTTCGATTTGATGGGTATCATGTGCATTGACATGACATTTGTTCTATTTTTCTTGTTATAAAATTATAGACCCCGTAATTTTTTTGACCGATTATGAAAATATTGTTCTGTTTTTCCGATTCATTCCTCAAGCAGGGCTTTGATACGTTCCCTGTTCTTTGGATTCCCGGCATCGATTATTTCTTCTGAGCCAGATATTCCGAGTTGTTTCATTTCGTCAGAGGACAGATATACAGTCGTGATGGCATCAGCCATTAACATCCTTAGATTGATATAGCTGATGCCCCATACCACATAATCAAAAGTCCATCCGTATCTTTGGCAGGCAAAGTCTATCATTGTTCCGTAGGTGCTGTTGCCTCCGAATGAGATACTGCTATTGTCCTTTTTTACTTTGGCTATCCGTTTTCTTTCCGTATTTTCTTTGTCTATTCCGAAATGCCGCAGGAAGGTATCCATATTATCACTTGTAAGAATGAGAACCAGTATGGTAGCAAGTTCCTCCTCAGAGAGTGTTCGGGAAAACAATTTTGTACGCTTATCCACCTTGCTATTGTCGAACAAATCGTTCTTCCGGTTGAACGTGGAGTAGGAGAGTATGCGGCAGACAATATCACGTTTCGTTTTGCAGATCCTTATGGCTTCCATATAAGGATTGGTGGAAACAACCTGTTTGCTTATTTCGAGGGAATCAAATAATCTGGCCAAAAGATACATTTTGCCGAGTGTGACGGGATGGATAAAGAAAGACCGCTTGCCAACGGTAAAGCCGGCAGGTCTTTCCATGATGGCGTCGGCCACATCCATCTCAATATTTCGCTCTTTGTCATTCATAAATCATAAATTTGATGCAGGTTTATCCTCCAACCTGTAAAGGACGTCTTTCCGTTTGCCTGTTCTCTGAATGGAAAATTATCATCCGGCAGAAGTGTACACCGCGTTTACTTCAACTGTTTCCCCATCTTTAACAGTAGCGGATGTCTGTGTAGGCAGTGTTTTTCCTTCGATATCTTTATATATGATTGTCACAAGACCGGCTTTTGTGGTAATTGAAGTACCGCTATGATGCCAGTCCGTTTCTGTAGATAATTTCCACATGCCGGCTCCGCCATCATCTGTGATGATCACTCGAAGGCTGCCGGCACCATTAAAATTTACGACTTCGAATTTTACCTGATTGCCGGTCTTAGGTTTCAATACGTCAGCGGTATATTTCCACTTGGTGCCATTATCTGTGTCGTATGTATCCTCCAAGGACAACACGCTTCTGTCGATTATGATACCTTCAACAGTTTTGTCTTCAGGCTGGAGCTTGACAGCGTATTCACCTGTAATCACACCATCTGTATCTTCCACCGGTTTTCTACGGCCTTTGCCAGCCCGGATTTCAAACTCAAACGTATAGGTGTTTGCCGCATACTTGACAGCCTCGTTTTCTCCACCTTCAATCTTGGCCTCTTTCTTCGCACCTTTTGTAGGTGTCAATTTTGTAGAGTTCTCGACAGGTGTCGGTATATCAATCCAAGATGAAGGAGCTTCTCCGCTGCTTTGCAGCTTTCCAATTTTGATAGTACATTTTCCCCAAGATAATTCCATGATCTTATTCGTTATTGAATGAATATAATAGTTTATTGTTAATGAAGTGCTCGTTCTTTCCGTTCACTTCAAGCACCCTTTGTTTATTCAGCGTGAAGCGGTAGCTTTCTCCATGCCCTGTTTCCAATACTTGGATAGCGACTTTGCAAAGTTCTCTACAGCGTGCATCATTCATTTCCGCCTCGCCATTACGGATATTGTCCTTTACATAAATGTTCACATTCACGAAAGCTTCCTGTATCTGTCCGCTTCCATTTTCAAGGATTGATATGACTATATCCTCCCTGTCAGAGTTGGATGGTCTTTTTGATGCCTTGCAAAGTTTTCCGTTCACGACTTTTTCCAAAAGGGAACCTTTGATGTGTTTGTAAATATCATCTTTGATTTCAATATCAGACTTCATCATGATGCAAGTTGCTTTTTCAGTTTACTCATCATTCCCGGTAGTTCCTTTCTTGCAAACAGTTCGGCGGATGCAAGTACATTCTTATTTTCCATTGCTTCCACAAATTCAGCATAGTTCATTCCGGCTACTACAACAAGTGCGTAGCCATTCGCGAATTTTTTAGACAATTCCTCAATAAGTGCTTTGCCTTTCCTGACTCCCTCATTACCTTGTCGTACTTGTGTGAAATCTGAGTATTCAAGTATTTTTCCGTTGTGGATGATGGCATAGCCAATCGAACTGCGCAAGTTTCCTGACCGGTCATACCAGCTTATCTCCTGCGGTCTGTTCCTTGCTTCGATCACACACAATTCTCCAAGGTAGGAGAGGGCGCGGACAGTTAACACTTCAACACGTTCTTTTTCCTTATTGATAAGGGTGTCTATCCGACTTGCAGGTGTCGTCATTTTTATACCCATAGTTTCGCATATAGTTGATAACGATGAAACCCTTTGACCTCACATTCTCTAACGATATCTCCTGACAGGAATAACTTCACACGATCTCCAACAGTAAATTCCCGGCATTCAGCATCAAGACGTATCGTGGCTGAATAGGTACGGACTGCTCCGTCCTCAAATTGCTTTTGTTCAGCTTTTCCGGCCGGAACATTCCGGCATGGGATATCACCTTCCCATCGGCTTTCACCCTGGTGGTAATCGCCGTTCTTGTCTTCGTAACCGGGAGCGGTAATAAGATATTGCAGCTTATGTGGTCTATCATCAAGTATCATGATTATTTTCCTATATAGACTATCGGTTCACCAATGTTTTTTTCTGTTTCGCCTATTGAATTATAGATGCCGTTGGCTAACGTCAGTATATTATCCTTGTCAGATAGACTTAAGGAAACATCTCCTTCTGTAAAGTTGGGCATCTGAATCAGGCTCATGAGACAGTCGGCCACAGCACCTTTGAACGGTTTGCTTTTAAGAATGTCGATGGTGCATATTTCATTTCCGTCCAGACTTCTTTCAAGCAAACGGTTTTCAAAGAAGCCACTACTTAATTTGTAGTGGACTTCATCTTTCAATGCTTGCAGGACCGTTTTCATACATTATTCAGATTTGTGTGATTCTACTGTGGCTTTTAAAGTGGCTTCATCTTCATCGTTCAGTTCGTTGACACGGGCGATGATCTTTTCATCGGCAGATTTCGCAGTCAGCTTGCCACCAGTTATCTTGTTAAGCTCCTGAACGAACTCCGTTTTTTTGTAGGTATCTCCCCAGATGGTGACTTTCACATCTGTTGAATCTTGGGCCTCCTTTTCTGCGTCAACAGTTTGTGCATCGGTGATATCCTGATAATAAATCTGGTCTACTCCTTCAATCACGGTAAGCGCAAGCATCTGTCCAGCGGTAGTTTCCACCAAAGGGTTAGCGGTTCTGAAACGGCTGATAAGTTTCATCTCATCAACTGTGGTATAAACCACTCCTTCCACCGGGCTTGTCTTTTCTGCTAATGTCCCCCAGACCAAACTGCCGACATTTTCGGTAGTCAGATAAACCAAGCGGTTTGCGTTCCACGGTTTGTAAGCCTTGCGTACACCGTTTTTCTCATAAATGATCGAACGGTCAATCTTCAGGAATCTGACACCGTTATATTGGTCGGCGAAAGCCTCGTCAAACAATGATGAGGTAGGAGTGGGCAGCGAGGTATCACTGTCGAAAATCTGCCCTCTGTATGTGGCGGCGAGTTCTTTGGCTCCTTGTGTCTGGCGCAGTTTTTTGTAGGTTGACAGGGCGATACAGATGACTGATATGGAATTGCCGTCTCCGTCAGCTGCGGCGAGCACACGTTCTATGTCATCCAAGGTTATCTCGCCGGGAGTGGTCACACCAAATCCGTTTTTCGGCAGGTAACCGAAATTGACACGCAGTGCTGTTCCGACATTGGTCAGATCCTCAACCGCTACAACCCCCTCGCATAAGGCTGTCAGAAAATTCGCCTCATTGGATTCGTCCAGCCCGATGGAGCAGAACAAAGGGTCTTCCGTCAGTTTGGATGCTATTTGTGTCCATTTTGCACCCTGGGCCTTCATGATGTTGATGGTATTGATGTCGGATTCTTCCATTACACGGGAGATACCCTGTTTGGGCAGTGTGCCGCTGGCATGGGCCAGTGAATCACGCTTCTTGATGGGAAGCGGAGAGTTCATGGAAACGGTGTCCGCTCTTACGTATGTGGTATCGACAGATGCGCTGGTCCATTTCTGGTCAGCGGAATATACTTTACGTAACATGGTCTTATGCAAGTAAGTGCGTTTTTTTGCACCATTGCGCTCGCCTCTCTCTTTTTCCACGATATTCTGTAACTTCGGGAAAATACGCTTGGATAAATCTGCAAATTGTGATGCAATCATTTTATTTTTCCTCCTTTATTTTTAATCGTGCATGAAATATAATGAAGGCAGTGCGGTCTTCAAGGCAGCTTTGATACTGTCAATAGGGTAGGGCAGGGCCTTGTCGTTGATCTCTCCGTCATATTGGATGGCTCCTCTTGCATCACTTGCAGGTGTCGTGCGCACCCATATTCCAGCATATTCGTAATTCTCAGGAAGTGAGGAATACGCATTATCTGACACGGGCATGGGCTTGTAGTCATATTCATCATTTGTACTGCGGATGATAATATGTCCGGCTTTTACATATTTTTCATTGAAGCCTTCCATGTTCAGAGAGCGGCCACCGATAATTCTTCCGCCTTTGCGACGGATAACCACTGAATCCATTCCGGTCTCAAACGATTCAAGCTCGTTTGACAAATTTACTGTTCCTGGCATTGTCCTTTACTTTTTTTGATGCGGTTAGAAGTTATTGACAATACTGTCAATTTCTGCATCCGTTAATAATTCAATTTCTTTATCAGGCTTTCCTGTTCCTGCCGCAGGCGGCGTTCCCAATGTGGAGAGGCCGGCATCGGCACGTTCCTGGTTGTAAGCCTTTAAATCCTCTTCGACTTCAGATAGAAACTGTTCGAACTCCTCGTCATTCTCAAAGTTCATTTTAGAGAAGCTTTTTAATGTGCGGTTGCCGAATGTGCCTGTATCTTTCAAGAGACTTTCAAGTTTGCTTTTGCGCAAGGAGCTGGTCTTCTCTCCCTCCAATGCAGCAAATCGGGCATCCTGTTGTTCTCTGTAAGCTTTGAACCATGCAGGCTCTTCGTCCTTGTTTTCCTCTTTGTCTTGGGGTTTCTTCTTTGAAGCTGGTTTCGGAGTATCATTCGGAAAGTTGTCATTCGGTTCATCGTCCGGTTCCGCTTCGGGGTGGTTTTTCTTCCATTCGTCAAGCAGACGGTTGGCTTGCGACTGGCCGAAAGTGAGGTAGGGGAGAACCGCTTCGATCTTTTCGTCAATCTCTGCGTTTACATCCTCTTCGGAGGCATCTTCTTGGGATTCAAGGTTATCGGCAATCTTGGCGGCGATACCCTTTAATTCCTTTGAGTTGAACCCTAACGCCTTCGCTTTAAGTTTCAACTTTACAAAAACTTGTTGTCTTCTGTCCATTGTAGAATGAATTTTAAGTTATTAGATAAAATAGTCTGCACGGTAAATGTATGCCAGCAGACTATTTCCGTAGAACTTAAAAACACTCTTAGAGCAATGAGCTTTCATGTCCTGTTGTGCTATAATGAAACGGGTCACAACGTGGCGTACATCTCCATACGCTATTCATATGCAAATATACTAATTTATTTGATATTCAAATAAATTAATCGCTTTTTTATGATAATTAGTGTATCTTTTTAGTATGTTCGCTGGTTATATGGCAGGAAATGCCAAGCTATCACCAAGGTTTTTTGGACACCACTGAGTCTTTAACTTAGCGGCAGTTAATTAAATTGTTTGTTATGGATTTTATGGGGTGATGTATAAACCTAACGACATACGAACTTCCTAATGATATAATGAGTAATACCAGATATATTAAAATGGGATAATGGAAACTATATATGAAGTCGTGAAATAAATAGTATGCAAAAAAAGTGTGAACCAGCCACAAGTTGGTGGAATGTCTTCCCCAAAACCGCAACATCCAAGATATATGTTTGTTATGTTTCATACAAACATAACATATTAAGAAAGGTATCACAAAAAATGGATTTAGCATACTGGGACCTAACATCATTCTAAGTATGCAAAGAGTTGACAGACCACAGATCAATAGAAAATTCCTCTTTGGAGAAGAATATCGGGAAAAATAAGATTGGAAATATTCAAATATGTTGTAACGGGCGAATAAGGCTCCGCAAATGAATGTGAATAAAAGAGTAATATACCATGCAACAACCTGTAGTGGTTGACTGGTACGGAATATAGATTTTCCGATAGTATTTGTAATAATGTATAATATGCACAGCACCGTGACGGTTGTAAGAGTTGTTTTGAGATCCAGCTTATCCAAAATGTTGAATATATGTTTGGAACTAATAACAAGCAAGACATAAGGAAGAAAAAACCACCATTCTCTATTGTAGCTGCAATCCAATGCAATAAAATTACAAATAAATTCCGTCAAGTTTCCTGGATAATTTTGGGGTCTTATGAAGCAGGCCAATGGAATGAATAGTAAAAATACGATCCAGTAGTTTATATAAAGATTGAAGATGCGGTTCCATGACCTCATGATTCTTTGATTTTGTTTATAAGTGATGGCAAGTCCGTATCCGCTGAGAAATATGTATATTGGAACACAGAAGGCTGCCACCCGGCTCAATGCTAATACAAGCGGCTTCCCATTCCAAAAATAAATATAAGTCTGGCATTGTTCTACATTGGCTGTCGTATTGAAAAGATGGAGAAATAACATCATCAGAATGGCGATTCCTTTTAGCTGTAACGTTTCTTCTTTGGTCATAACCTGTTAATGAATTAAAAGAGTTGAAAATATGTTTGACAGATTATGTATACTGTTGACATTTAATTAATTAAAGCTTATTAAGCTATTAATATAAAATGATGATACATAATTAATATACAATATTCGTAAAAAACTTCGAGATTTGCAAACAAATAGCAGGTGATTTGGCTGATGAGATTGGGAAAATAGTCCGTCAAGATGTTGTGCCAAAGTTTTCTAATTCGGAAACTGCTGCATCGAATATTATTTTTGAAGTGAACATGATTGGTTTTAAATCTTCCTTGAACAGGCGGAAAAAGACCGTGAATATTGGAAGAAATCAGGTAATAAGGCTATCATGAAAAAGATAACCGATTTGCTGAAAGATATCGCGGAGTACCCATATACAGGAATCGGCAAGCCGGAGCCATTAAAATATGAATTAGCCGGATATTGGTCGCGGCGGATTAATTCTGAACATCGTATCATCTATTCGGTGCATGATGATATAGTAACAAATATACTGAATTTTTATGAGATATCGTTATAACAAGTGAAAAAACGTAATACGAAGCGAAGTAAAAAAAACGCCTCCAATATTAATATTAATTAGAAGCGTTGATTTAAATGTTAAGCCTTAAAAGCTACATCGTGTCCAAGTCCTTTAGGGATATTCAATAAATGACCCTAACCCAAAATCCTGAATAAGCGTTTTGCTTCATCATAAGTAAAATGATTGAAAGATTAGAACAAAATTTTTGATTAAGAGTTTAACTTCGTGATGGTTCTTTCGCATCCAAAATAATCCAGTACATAAAGAGGAAATGCGCTTAATACTGCAACTTCGGGGCATTTATGACAAATGTGTTTTTCTAATTGTTTTGAAAAGATAGCTTCCTGCGATATCAAAGAAGTAGGCATAGTAAAAGCATCATTGACAAGAGCATTAGCTTTGCATAAATGGGCAGTAATCAGTTCTTGCCAAACTGTTTTTGTATATGAATTTACATTTGATAATTGTGGTCTGCTATCTGATGCAGCGACACTTTTGTAATGAGGTTCTTTCAAGCATTCTTCCTTGTTATGACATTCTTCTTTATATGGACAATTCTTACGTTTGCATTTTACTGTCAAAGACTTAAAGCTTTCTAAATCCTTGAAATGTCGTATGGCTTCCACCATTGGATAACTGATGTAAAGCATTCCTTCTTCAGTTTCGTCATTGAAGAGAGAAAGCATTTCTTTTATTTTATTGTCATCTGCCAACGTAGAATGAGCATCATAGTCAAAAAACAAATATATATAGGCAAAACTGTCTCGAGTGTAATTTTCTAGAATTGTAGATACTAATTGAAAAGTGCGCCAATATTCCAGTTGAAAATTGCGCCACCATAGGATAAGTATAATGACCTTTGTATAA